ATTCGATATGAATGAATGGTATAAAAGAATAGGTAAATAATGAGTGATACAGTCCTTAAAGATATTCTCTTTCGTGGCTTTGACCATTTAAGTGCAATAGCTAAAGCTTTAAAGAAGATACAAGATGAAGCAACTGATGAAGAAGATGCAGTTAAAAAGAGTGCTACATTATCTATGGTATTTCGTGCGCTCAATGATGTCCTTCATCCTGGATATGCAGATGCACAAAAGCTATTTCCGGAACAGGATATAACGCCATTCATCAATGATCTTAATAGAGCACATCAAGATGCAGTAGAAAATAAGTTGTTTCCAACGTGCAGGTGTTTTAATTGTGAATCTACTACCCGAAACACAGATCAAGCTCAATAAATTCAAGCCCCGGCCATACCAAAAAAACCTATGTCGTGCTTTTGAGGAAGGAAAACTCAAACGATATCTCATCATATGGCCACGCAGAAGTGGTAAGGATATATGCGCAGTTGCATTGCTGGTTCGTGCAGCATTGAAGCGCGTTGGTACTTACTTTTACGTCTTTCCAGAGTTCTCTTCTGGTCGTCGAATCCTTTGGGATGGTATCGATATAGATGGGCATCGTATTCTCCACAAATATATACCAGACGAGATAGTCGAATCACGCAATGAGCAGCAGATGCGCATCAGGCTTATCAATGGATCTCAGATAGTTATTTTGGGTTCAGACAACTTCGATTCAACCATTATTGGTACTAACGCAGTCGGCATGATCTTCTCAGAGTATGCACTACAAGATTCACGAGCATGGTCTTATGCAATACCCATTCTTAATGCATCAGCAGGCTGGGCACTCTTTATCTCCACACCGCGTGGTAAGAACCACCTTTGGGAACTCTATAACGTAGCTTCTACTACTCCTGGATGGTTCTGTGAGAAGCTCACTATTGATGATACGCATCACGTACCTCTGGAAGAGATACAAAAAGAGATAGAATCAGGGCAAATGTCACAAGATTTAGCCATGCAAGAATGGTGGACATCATTTGAGCTTGGCGTTGAAGGTTCTTTCTATAGTAAGTATATAGATAATCTTCGTCACAAGGCTCAGATTTCCTTCGTCCCGTGGGAACCCTATCACCCCGTAAACACCGCGTGGGACCTTGGATTCAATGATCCTACTACGATCATCTTCTTTCAACTAATTGGACAAACAATTCGTATCATAGATTGCTACGAAAATACTAAGAAAGGATTGGATCACTATGCTAAAGTGGTTTTGGAGAAGCCTTACACGTACGGAAAGCATCTGGCCCCCTTTGATATTGCTGTGCATGATCTCGGCACTGGCATTTCACGTTGGAAAACTATGCATGATCTTGGAATCACTTTTATACGCTATACAGAGAAGCAGCCAAGTATAGAAGATGGCATAGAAGCAGTGCGACGTAATCTACCCAAGATGTGGTTTGATGAAAAAGCCTGCGAGCCACTCATAAAAGCACTCGAAAACTATCGCCAAGAATACGATGTGAAAAGAAAAGTATACAAAACCAATCCACTTCATGACTGGTCGTCACATTGGGCAGATGCGATGAGATATCTCTGTATTGGATTGCCGAAGGTATCAAACAATTCAAATCCAGAGGCGTTAGAGAAAAGATATAACGAAGCGATGGGCTATGGCGGTACTATGCCAAGGTTCTATCAAGAAGATGTTAGCAATTATTAAGGATTTGATGTGGAACTAAAATGGAAAAAATTCGAAGATGATGTTCCTGTATGTAATAGCGATATATTAGTGACAGATTTTAATGATATTTGGATTCATTATTCTATGGAGGATATGTACTACCAAGAATACATAGAAGATAAGACTAAGACATATAGATGGATTGATTTGATTGATTTTAAACCTGCGTATGAATATGCGGTAAAAAATATTCCATTGAGATGCGATCATACGTGTGATTAATTAAGATGTTAGCAATTATTAACATTTGTTGTATAATATTCCCGTTATCAGGTTACTTCATTTCCTGGTAACACTCTTTTTTCCCCTCATTAGTTTCCCTGGTGAGGGGTTATTATTGATTCAATCGCAAAATACGTTATGATATCGCAGTATCCCTATCGTGATGGTTAGTTTGGATACTATTGTTTCATTGCCCCCTGTTTTGACCTTTCTTGGGGGCAATGTATTTCCTGGGAGTGATGAATGAAGCTTGAACTATACAAAGTGATATATCCAATTGAAGAAGGCATCGATAAACTCTATGCGTTTGTAGAAGAACAATTAACGCAGGATTGGAAAGCTTTTACTATTACTATTGATGAGCAAGTATATGAGATCAATGCAGAAACTACGCCTGAAACTAAAGCTACCGTCATTAAATTATTGTTGAAGGATGCGCTTAATGCTTATATAGATCATCTGGGTACTGATAATGATACTGCATTTGATCGCATTGAAGTGCTATCTCACGGTGCTCGCAAGGAAGACCATCAGTTTGAGATTGTAAAATCTGAAGTTGTAGATAATCTAGACGCCGACGGTCAACCAATTACTGCCAAGCCGTTAAATGAAGACAGCGTGTATGTGCAGTGGCAGGATGAAAACAAGTTTAAGTTCGAGGAGAACTGATGTTTCGTAACTGTATAGCGTTACTCTTTTGTTTCAGCAGCATGCACGCAATGAATCAGATAACACCTACACAAACAGATCATCAATCAGATGAGGATTTGGTAACGAGCTCACTTCCTTCAGATACTCCACCATTACATCCAAAGCTTATTCCTCTAGTAGCAGCAAATCTGCGCACAAAAAATAATCCAGAAGCAGAAGTTATAACGCAAGCAGTAGTGCAAGCAGCCAATGATACGCTCGATAATAGCATCAGTAAAAAGACCTCTGCATATATTACTATTGGTTGTACCATTGCAGGAGCAGTAGTAACTGCGCTCTCATCAGCATATTCACATACAAAATGTTAGGATCATAATGTTTGAATGGTTTAAGAGAATTCTCAATCTCAAGTCTAAAGCTGTCTGTTCTCCATTACATCCCTACTCTCCTACTACTCAGGAAGATCCTCGAGTAATGGAATCTATCAAGCGCACGCGAGCATCAATCAAACAGCAAGAGATATCGATGAATATGCGGGCATTAAAATCGCACGCAGCGGAATGCAATGATACCTGGACCTGTACTAAGGATCCCTGCTTTATCTTGGAACCTGATAAGATTGTATCTGAAGCTAGAGCAACACAAGAAGAGATTTCTCGCTATAATAAACAGCGCAAGAAAAACAAACAAAGACTCAACAACATGAAGAAAGCTCCAGTTAGGAAATCATGAAATGGATATCGCTAAAAGAAAAAAGGCCAGAAGAAAGGCAGAAAATTTTGGTATTTGGCGAACTTGTTAATGATGGATCGCAGTGGCCTTTACATCATCATAATCCTATACATGATAATTATTATTTATGTGAATATAGATCCTTAGGATGTAACAGAGAATTCTCAACATTATATTGGAAAGATAAATGCGGCAATAAAGGTTATTGTGATGGAGATGGATATGTCGTACATGTTTCTCACTGGATTCCATTACCAGATAAACCTGAACAAACTTCTTGATCTACTTCACCCCCCGTCGTACACTGGGGAAAATTATCTTCTTTTAGAAGGATGTAGTAGATGATATTTCCCCAAGAAACATTAGTAGGGCAAACCTACAATTCATGGACGGTGGTAGATTTCGTTGGTAGAGATGCTAACTCAAATCAACTATATAAATGCCGTTGTTCTTGTGGATTTGAAAATGTCATTCGTAAATCTACGCTTATCGCTGGCGAATCTGCCATGTGTAGAAATTGTAGAGCAAAAAAACGACTTGAATCTAAACTAGACATAGTCGGTAAAAAAATCGGTAGTTGTACTGTTATTAAACGTCTTGATAATCTTAAAGATCAGTCTTATTACTTAATAAGATGTGATTGCGGTAATGAAAAAACTGCCTTCGGATATCGATTAAGAGCTGGTAAAAGCACTGCTTGCCCTCATTGTCGTATCAAAACTCATGGCATGTCCTATACTTCAACTTATAAGATATGGACTGGTATGCTTCGTCGCTGTACCAATAAAAATTTCAAAGCTTACAAATATTATGGCGGTCGTGGTATAACTGTTTGTGATAGATGGCTAGAATTTGACAACTTTTTGGAAGATATGGGAATAAGGCCTGATAACTTGCAGATCGATCGCATTAACAATGATGGTAATTACGAGCCTGGAAATTGTAGATGGGTTACAGCAAAGGTCAACAATTCCAATAGAAACATTCTAAAGAATAAAAAGGGGAATTAATGATCTTTCCGCAATTAGGGCCCCAGTATTACGATGAACACGACAAAGCGATCTTGTCTCGTATGGAGGCTTTTTATGCAGAGTCTATCACGATTAACCAATCCTTTTGGGGTGAGGCAGATACTGATACTCGCTTTGAAGTTGGAGATCAATCTCTCTGGACAGATCTCTATGGTAATCTTCCGGCCAATCGTCGTAGACAATTTAGCTTTAATAGAATTCGTCGCGTCATAAATATGATCTCTGGTCATCAACGACGTAATAGAAAATCAACTATTGTAGTTCCGGTAGAAAACGGTGATTCAGAAACTGCAGATCAATTTAGCAAAGTAATGCTCTGGGCAATGAATCAAGAATCGGTTTTAGAAACTATATCTGAATCATTCCATGGCGCTCTTGTCACCGGTATGAACTTCCTGCATGTGTGGTTAGATTACCGATCCGATCCCGTCAATGGTAATATCAAAGTAGATAATTGCTCCTATAATGCATTTCTAGTAGATCCCTATTTCCGCAAAGCAGACATGTCTGATTGTAATGCGATATGGAAACGATCATTTCTTACTAAGCGTGAATGTATATCATTGCTTCCGGCAAATACCGAAGAGATTTTAGGGTTGATTAGTAACGATTCTGGCAGCTCACGTGACGGTAAATTCCAATTCACCCCAGAGCAATATTCGTATGGGAACAAGAATCTCTTAACCTATGATGAATATTACTATCGTGATTATAGAACTCAAAAGATGTTAGTTGATACTGAATCTGGCGAGACTATGGAATGGAAATCTGATGATGACGAAGCATTGCGTGTATTCTTGCAGACTTATCCTACTATTACGGTTATAGATCAAGAAGTTCCTACGGTTAAGTTAGCTATCGTGGTACAAGGCAAAGTGATGTATCATGGCGTTCAGCCTTTAGGAATTGATCAATATCCATTCGTGCCAACATTGGCTTATTATAATCCCCAGATGCCGTACTATCCGTATCGCATACAGGGCGTAGTTAGAGGATTAAGAGATGCGCAATACTTATATAACCGTCGGCGTATTATTGAGCTTGATATACTTGAGTCACAGATTAATTCAGGGTGGATATATAAAGAAAATGCTCTTGTTAACCCCAAAGATATCTTCTTATCTGGCCAGGGTAGAGGATTAGCGCTTAAAGATGAAGCGCAGATGACTGACGTTCAGAAGATACCTTCTCCCGGCATCGATCCTTCAATGGTTCAACTTTCAGAACTCCTTGCCAAAGAAGTCTCAGAAATATCCGGCGTGAATGAAGAGCTCCTCGGTTCAGCGATAGATGATAAAGCAGGAATACTCTCCATGCTCCGTCAAGGTGCAGGGCTTACTACGCTACAAGTGTTATTCGATAACCTTGATAGAACTCAGAAGCTTTTAGGAAAGATGTTCATTGATATTATCCAGGCTAATTTCACTCCTGGTAAGATCAAAAAGATTTTGGAAGCAGAGCCTTCGCAACAATTCTACAATAAGGCATTTGGTAAATATGATGCGGTTGTTGAGGAAGGCCTGAATACTTCTACGCAGCGTCAGATGCAATTTGCTCAAATGTTACAACTGCGTGAAGCTGGAGTACCTATTACTACTGCGGACCTTATGGAAGCAGCAACAATTCAAGGCAAGAAGGTTATCATTGAAAATGCGCAGAAAGTCGAACAGCAACAAGCACAAGCTCAGCAAATGCAGATGCAGTCCGCTATGCAAGAGCAGGAAGCAAGAACTAATCTGGCTCATGCTCGAGCAGATGCAGATCGAGGCTTATTCTTAGAGCGTGCGAGCAGAGTACATGAAAATGAAGCACTTGCTGTGGAACGTAGAGCACAAGCTGAGAAAGATAACGAAATTGCTTTACTCAATTTTGTGAAAGCGCTAAAAGAAATAGAAGGAGTTGATCTCGATCATCTGAGCAAGATTATAACGCTGAGCAATGTTCTAAAAGCAGAGCAACGCGAAGCAAATGTTAAGGATGAGATAGAACAAACTCCTGCTGCTCAGCCTCAGGGATTTGAGCAACCGCAACAGAATATCACCCCGGCGCAGAATGTATCTGCGTAGTTAGAGGGAAAACCTTGCAGCATCGAAAGATGGACTGTAGTTTCTACGAAGGAGCCATTATGGCACGAAAATACGGCATGGATCCGCGTCGTCATCAAGAGATGAAAGATGCCGGCATGATCCAAGAAGATCATTCAGCAACTGCGAATTTACCACAACAAGTTAAATATCATGACTGGCCTAAAGCTGATCATTATACAGACTATGGTTTAGATGACACCATCCGCGGTATCGACAAACAAGAAGATATGGATGAGCGTCAAATGAAACGCCATATGCAACGTGGGAAGTACTAATATGCCAGTTGCGCCAAGACCTAATAAGAAAGCTACTAAGATAGCATTCAATATTCTCGGCACACCGGCAAATTACTTAGAGAAGAAAACTGCGCGACAAAAAAGAATCGATCGCAGACTTCTCTTTGATGATACGTCTCGAGTTCGTTAAGTTACGGGGTGAGGAAGCGATGTTCCATTGCGCTTTCCTTGCCCTGTTTTATGGAGATTCCATGGCTAAAGAAAAAAAAGTCACGGTCGCTAAAGGCGTCAAAGTCTCACGCGGCGTTGAAGAAAAGATGCGCGAAAAAAAAGGCTCATCCTCCGCAGGCAAATATAAAACCGTCGCGCCTAAATCGTTTGCTGGCAAATCTGGCGGTGCATCAAAGTTTTCCTTTCCAATTAATACACTTG